TCTCGGTTGGGTTATAGTCGGCAATAATTCGCCCGGTTGTCCTTAGTGCCAACTGCCGATAAACGCTGAAATCGGCTTCCATTATCTCGTTGATGAACAATATATCCCGTTTTCGACCCTGTACCTTTCCGGGTGAATCCATGCCAAAAAACTCAAACAAGTTGCCATTCAGTCGGTAGGTATGTTCAGTCCTGTTGTGATCCTGTTCTCGATAAAGTCCTGCCTGATTCAGCAGCTCGAAAAAGTCACGCATTGTTGATGCCCGTAATGCGTTAAATGTTTCCCGGCAGATACTGATCGTTCCAATCCCGTTGAATTGTACCGCAAGGCTGATCAGGTATTGTAAAGCACTGTAAGTCTTACTGCTACGTGCGCCGCCCTGAAGCGCAACTATTCGATGCTTAGGTACGTTCTCAATTAAAAAAAGAAGATTGGGACTCACTTTGCAGCATCCAACCAGTCAGGGCGATTCTTGAAATCGTGCGTGTTGTCAACCTCTTTCTTATCCTTCCACTCTTCTGGGAATCGGTTTTTCATTTGAAATATCCAAGCCGTTGCGTTTCCATTTGAATCACCCGTTACAAGATCAATGCCTTTTTCTTCCCAGAACAAGCGGCATAATTCAAACGCTTCCTTTACGGAGTCGAAAAACTTTGGGTGTACCGACTGCCAATTGTAGAGGGTTTGCTTATGACAACCAACCAATGCACCAAATGATTCAAACGAATATCCTTTTGCCATGTGATCTTTTACCATTTGGCAATATTCGTCTTTGTAGTCGGTTGGTCTGCCTCCGGGATGTGCCATATCTTTAGTATTTACTCCGAATAAACGTTTTCACCCCCGATTAGTTTCACGATCACGTAGTTCATCAATCATTGACAGAATGTGATCCTTTATGGTCTTCAAATTTTCAACCTGATCAATCTGCTCTAATTTACGCTGCGCCCATGCAATACCTTCATCACCACCCCAAGCGAGCCACATTCGTGCGCCACAATCTTCTTTTGGATCACCCTGAGAGTTCTGACGATGCCTTTCAAACGCTGCCATCCGTGCAATGGTATCTCTGCTGATGTTCTCTCGGTTAGCTAATTGTGAAGCCCTGACCCATCCGACCTGAGTTCCGCACTGCTTTGGATATTCATCTCGCAGCCTGATAGCCCGTGCAGCATTATCAGATGCAGCCTGTGGGTAATCATTATAACTTTCCTGAGCCTTTACAGATGCGTTCACCTGTGCCTGACAGACTGCATATCTCTGAGATTCATCCGGGAACTCTTCAATGGCCTTATCATCACCCATGCAACGAGAAATGAACTCATCTGTTGATTCACCGGATGATGGGGTAGGTAGTGGCATAGTTAGGCAAAGATATTAACTTTTGCACAAATCAAAATGTTTCATCCTTGTCAGCTTCGTAGAAAGACTTTGAAGGTGTTAACGTTGGCTTAGGCAGGTCAATCGGTATAAATTGGTATTGCTTTGATTTATAGAAATTTAACATGTGTGCATCGTGGTATAGCATGATATCATTTCCTGTTGTAAACCTGCCCTTGCCGTGAAGTAAAAAAACCTCATCGTCATAGGGTCTGCCATCTTCATCCTTTAATTCGTAGTATTTTGGTCTCCATACAAATAAGACTAAATCGGCTTCAGATTCAATGTTGCCTGAATCTCGAATGTCGGATAGTTGTGGCTGAAATGAACCGCCTCTCTTTTCCAAGTCACGATTAAGTGAAACAATTGACACAACAGGCACATTCAGATCTTTAGCCATGTTTTTTAATTCAACTGCAATCATTGACACCCTTTGTTCGGCTGATGCGTTCCTTCCTAGCTTTGGGTCTATCTTTTGCAGGAAGTCAACAAAAATGACCTTACATCCTTCGTCTTTCACAAAACGACCGGAAATAGCCCTTATTTGAGTGAGTTCCCTTTCGGATGATAACCAATACTCCTTTTGCCTTAAAAGTTCATCTGCGGCCTCCTTTTGATGCTTTTCAGCTAACTTTACCTTTCCGGACATAACTGCTTTCGGGTCTAAAGGTGGATTTGAAACTCCGCAACACATCAGATCATGTACATCAGCTTCTGTCATTTCAAGTGTAAAGAACAGTGGCTTTTGATTTTCTGCTATTGCTGCACGTATCATTTGCAGAAGCATCCTTGATTTACCCATACCGGGTCTACCACCGAGAATGTTTAAATGTCCGTTCTGCCATCCACCTATTGCCTGATTCAATTCATGTATTCCTGTTGTAATTCCGGGAGTTATGCCATTTTCTGCATCGAATACGCGCTGATAGAACCTTTCTCTTCCTTTCTCAATTAGCTTTAGATTATCTGTCACACCATCATTTGCCCACAATGCCTGAATCATGTCCTTCATTCTAGTGCTGAACTGTTCATATAGCTTCATGCCATCGTAATGTTCATCTTGACCAATAAAGGTAATTCCATCAATACACATTTTTCTGATCTCTCTTGATACATGAGCTTGCTTCAAAAGCAACATGTATTCTTTGAACCTTGTTGATGCAGGTACTGATTGAGTGTACTGAATGATTGTTGCAGGATTAAACTCAGGATCATGTTTTTTAAACCAACCTGTGACAGTGATAATATCAATTGCGATTCCTTGCCGTTTCAAATCACGCATTGCGCTGAATATTCGCTTAGATTGATCTGCTGCGAAAAATTCATGCGATAATATATCCATTGCCTCTTTTTGCACATCGGCATTCGTTAAGACCAATGATATAATCGCTTTTTCTATATCTCCGTAAATCATATCAGGTTGCGAAATTTTGGAACTGCTTGTTCTGATTTAACTTCATACCGAGCCTTATGAATGCTGTGATATTCCCTTATTTTATTTTCCAAAGTAAAAGACTGGAATTGATTTAGTCGGATACCACCATCTTCATGTTCGTTGGTATAGTGGTCTGTGAAATCCTGCCAGAACTGCTTCGGATAGATTACATCGGGATACTGTTTTCGGAACTGGTCGATTCGTTCTTTGAACTGTTGAGCTGTTGCTGTCTTCCACCATCTTGATCGAAATTGATTAGCTGCTTCAACTTTTTTGGTGATTGCCTTTTGGGCTGCAATTTTTTGTTCATGTGTCATTTTTTCAAAATTTGGGTTTGTATCTTTATTGTCTTTATTGTTTTCTTCTTTACTGTCTTTATATTCTTTTGAATGTCTCTCGTGCTTTTGCTGTGCTTTATCAAAATTTGATAGAGCAGTTGTCAGTGCTTTATCAAAAATTGATAGAGCAATGATGTTGCACTGATATTGGTTTGCACCCGGTCTATCAATTTTTAATAGACCACTTTCAACCAAAGTATCAAAATGCCTCTTATAAGTGTTGTAAGATGATATGCCTGTGCCATCCATTACCTCCCGGCTTGTGATGCCGAATTTATCCTTCCATCTAAGGTTGTTCGCTATTCTCAGGATAAAAAAATAAACGGATATCGTTCCGGGACAGTTTTTGTCTGGGTTATCATCAGCCCATTGCCAGTAAGAGGCAATATATTCAAATATGTTGTTTTGTTTCATTGTGTCTTATTTATTGTTTTTAAAAACATATTCAAATTTTATAATTCTTTTGTCGTTAGCTTTATTTAATAAATACTGTAAAATATTAATGTATAGGCTTTTTTGATTGTCATTAACTTCATATCTATTTGATTTGCATTCGTATATTACAACTTCAATTTTATTGCTTGCTAATATATCCATAAAGCACATTTTATCTTTTTCTCTTTCATACCTGTAAACAAATCCCGGTTGATACAAAACATTATCATATTCTAATTTAATTTTTTTATAAGTTGTTTTCTCGAAATCTGTGGTAGATTCTTTTGTCATCATGTAATTGTTTATGTATTTTTTTTCTTGTAGACTTAAATCTTCCAGCTTCATTTCATTAACTATAAAATTGTAAAGATCAATTGATTTTATCAATCCTTTATATCTTGTATTTAAAATCATTTTTGTAGTCCATCCTTTATAATTTGGTTCTGATGGAAAGTATGCAGGATTAAAACCTTTATAAGTGCTATGGCTTACATCTCCTTGTTTGTAATTAGGGCATCCCCAAAAATCATATCCTGAGATATATCTCATTTTACTGCCGCATACATAACAAACATTATCTTCATATGCTTTTGTTTTTTTATGATACTCTATTACTGCCTGATTAAATTCTGACAATGTTCTATCGCAATAACTTTTATAGAGATTTATAATTTCATCCTTGTTATCATTTATTAATTTGCAACTTAATTCCCTTGCATTTTTATTTTTATCAATCAAAAACTGCATGAATTTATCGCATTCATTTTTTGTCATCATTTTGGCATATTCAATTTTTTTCATAAAATCAAAAAACCCATGAAGAACTGCGGTGAGATCGGCTTTAAGTATAACTACTCTTAGCCTCGCAGCCCTTCATGGGCAGTAATGTTTTACAATTGCTCAGGATCTCACTTCTGAACATGACAAAGATAAATTAATTATTCAAAACCTCACCCAACAGATCAAAAAATTCATCCGGTGTGCCGACAAAAAAGTAAAGGCCACCAGCCAGTTGTTCGCGTTGCTGTTCTGCCAGTTGATGCTCTGAAGGCCTGTCCTTACCAACCTTGACCTCCCACATCACAGACCTTCCGCGTATGGTCGAAGATATGTCAGCCGTGCCGCGCCGGGTAGTTGATGGGATAAACTTTTTTACTTTTAGTTTAACACCATAATCAAGTTTTTCAGTGCTATCAACCAATCTGCCTGCTGAACTTACCCTTGTTGCCCGGTAACCAATCCAATTGATATAATTTACAATAAACTGTGTTAACCCGTTGGCTTTCTTGATTGCAGGTAATTTTACATCAATATACTTTCCGGAAGCATAAGCAAGCGGATATTTATTCGCGAAATTTTGGCGATGCGCTTCTTTATATTTTTCTATTGCTGTCATGGTAAATCTACTCAAATTTTCCTTTGTGATGAACAAACATTGCAACATCACCGGTTATTTCCTGATAAAAAGAAACCTCAACAGGCTTTTCAAACCAACCGTAATACCTTTCCAGTGCGTGTTTGAGCAGCGATTGTGTCACATTGTTTGCAATGGCAGCGATCCTTACCCGGTAATCATATCCGTGCCGGGTTGTTTTCATACAGACAAACTGCTCAATGGCCTTACCAAGATTGGCATACAACTCTTTGTTGTACTTGCGTATCATATCCAAGTTGTGAACATTGCGCTCAGGTCTTCTTTGTTTCATTAGTACACAGGTTCGTTAATGGTTTGTAATTGTTCTCGCAGTTTAGCAATTTGATTTCCGCATTTGATCATGGCGGTGTGATACTCTTCGATTACGTTTTGCCATAGTTCGCGATCAGCCCGAACGATATACATCGGGCAGCGTTCGATTTCAGGGCAGTAAGTAATAAAGTCAACCCATTGCAAAGAATCGCAGCAAAGAAACGCGGCAATTATCTGCCCTTCGTGTTCGGTCGGGATTTTACCTTGTCTGATATAGGTCAGATGCTTTTTCGGTCGAGGTGATTTGATTTCGATTGCGCCGATGTAACCTGATTCACCCTTTACGAATCCATCAGGACTGAATCCGAAATACTCGATGTTATCAGGCTGAACGAATCCAATTTGTTCAACCTTTACTGCTCTGACGCGTTCATATTCGGAACGTGCAATCGGTTCTAAGTCTTTGCCGCGTATCATGTCTTCGGATTCAAACATATCGAATTGATCATCTGAGTATCCGGTTTCCTGTTCTGCTGCGATCCGGTCGCATAGTTCGAGCCATTTCGCCCCAATCATTGACTTAGATGCACCGCCTGTTATCTTGCCAACCCGGAGTTCAAACCACTCCGGGCTGCCTTGTTGGATGTTGTGGATTTTCATACCTCGCCCTCCTGTTCTTTAACTTGTTCCAATTCGGCCTTGCGCTTGTCTTTAGCTTCAATCACGTTCGGATGTTTAGCCAGTGCTTTATCCATGCTCACATAGACCTGCTTTAATTCATCCAAAGATTCGGCCTCCATTATATCGTTCTGTGCTTGGGTGATTTGTTCCAGTGTGATTGATGGTTGATTCTGAAGCGGCGCAGGTGGGAACGGTCTGACCCGTAACGCCTCGACATCTTCGCCGAATGCTGAAATCTGCGCAACGTACAGGGTGATTCTTATTCCTACCCACCTTTCAACGTATGGCGTTTTAGCGACCTTAGTTATTGCCTTTGCGTTGGTTGCATTTATGATGAATGGTTTTTCGTTTTCAGCCCAGTGAACAACAAGGCATTCCTGTTTTTTTCCGTCTGATCCTTTGATTGTTTCTTTGCGTGCCATTTTGATTGTTAGTGTCCGCTCTTCTCCGGCATAATTGAAGCAGTATGCCCCGAAATAATCAGGGTTGCGGTAGCGTTTCCAATGAGTTAATGTTTCCATGTGTTTTAGAATGTGTAAAGTTTGTCAAGTTCTTTTTTAAGGTCAAGTGAGTGAGCCATGATGAACATCACTATTCTTTTTTTAGTCGCATCATCCAAGTATGGATGACCATCAACAAGTAATTTCAGCCTCGATTCGAGTGCTTCGAACTTCTGATGAGCGTGTTTGATAGCCTGCGCAGTCATATCCCAAAGTGATAATTAAAAAACTGAGTGTAATTGTGCGACAGTACGGCATCGACCTCAGCCCATCGTTTGAAAAATTCGGCTTCTGCAATCGGTATGGCATCCATCCGGTCTGCAAATGATAGTAAAGTGCGCTTTACGTGTTCGGCATTGTCGCAATGACTTACCGAATTAACGCCCTGCCCTGCTATGATCGTTGTCATGTAGGGCAATTCGGGTCTGGCATCGATCATAATATAGATCGGCTTTCCCGGCTTTTGAAAGAAATGAAATTGGTTCATGTGTTTTGGTTTAGATTGGGGCAAAGATATAAATTTATTTTATCCTGCAAATATTTAGATAAAATTTTTTT